GGGCGGGTCGGTGTCCTCCTCCGTCCCTCTGGGCTTCCTGACCCGGTTGGGGTTCCGGTCTGCGCCGGCCATGGGGGTGTAATCGGTGAGCCGCTCCGGCAGGCCGGATGTCTCCCGCAGGTAATCTTCGATCTGTTCGTCGGGGACGATAAGCCCGGATGCCGACATTTTGCTGAGGAAATCCCCCAACGGGCCCAGGTCGGTGTCCTCGACGTCGCCGTGGGTCAATGTGGGGTAGTCGGTGATCCCGGCGAAATGGTCGCCGTTCATGGCCAGCAGCTGCGGGATGGCCTTGCCGTTGAAAACCTCGCAGATGATGTCCAAATACGCACAAATGGACATGGCGAACAAATGGGTCTTGTTGCTGGACAGGGCGAAACTGCCGACTTCCTGGTGGCCCAGGAGGATGAAATCGGCCAGGACGGTCATGGCGATGCGGGTGTCGTATCGCTCGATGATCTTGTTGGTGTCGAATTGCCGGTCGCCGCCGGTGCTCAACAGTTCCAACTTCCACCCGGACGGCATGACGATCCCCTCCAGGCTGTCTCGCCTGATGTTGGAAACGATGCTTTCCGCGTTGGCGCGGATCGTGTTCATTTCCGGGTCGTCGGTGTCCCAGATGTTCATGCCCTCCGGCGCGGTCAACGTGGGAAAACCGGCCAGGTCGCGCTCGATGCCGATGCCCTCGATCTCTTGGATGCGGCGCTTGAAATACCAGGGCCGGTATGCGTTGCGGAGGATGCTGCGCCCCTCCGGGTTGCCCTTGCGGCTCTTGGTACGGAAAAATAGCAATTTGTCCGCCGGGATGGTGATAAGCTCATAATCCGGGGGCGGCATTTGGGTCAATGCGACCAGGTTGTCGTTGTCGTCATACTCCCATTGGTAAAGGGTTTCCTGGGCGCGGATGGGTAACTTTTGCCACGCGACCAGGCCGTCGCTGTATTTGCTGTTCAGCTGGGGGTTCCGGCTCAAACCGCAGCGGCGCTTGTATACGATTTCGTGGGCGCTCCATCCATACGTCAAAAACGAGAGGATTTCGCTGATCGTGTCCGTCCACGTGTCCGTCATGTCGTCCATGCACTCCAGGATGAAATCCGCGGCCGCCTGGTCGGCGTCCGTGGGCCCGCCCGGCTGCACGTCCCAATCCACTTGTCGGATCAGCAGCTCGACGGCGTAAATGATGGCGCCCACGACGTCATCGTTGTCGGCCATTTCGCGGTAGACTTCCATGCCGCGCTTGCCCTGCAACTCCCGAAGGAATTCTTCGTAAAACGCGCCGCCCCAGCGACGCTGGCCCAATCGGCCAAGTTCGCGCATACCGTAATTATTCGGCATTCCCTTAGCTTCCTCCTTCTTGTGGATTTATCGGCGCGTCCAATAACTTTGTTTCGCCAGCCCCGGTTCTCCCTTGGGCGGGCCTGTGACGGTGGGCTTGTCCATGAGGTACAAAATGCCCTGGACAAGCGCGTCGATGTCGTCCTTGTAAACGCCTTTCGGGAACATGAGCAGATCCTGGATCAAATCATGTACCCACGGGTGGGTCTCCGGCTCCGGTAGGAAAATGTTCCCCGCCTCGAAATACGGGGTCACGGACAGGGCCCGCTCCTCCTTGCTTCCTTTGGGGTTAAATTCCACCATGCCGGGGATTTTCTTTTTCAGCAGGTCAACGATGGCCGGGCCGTTGGCCTTGTTCTCGATGACCTTGCTGCGGGCCTTGGGCCATTTCCCGGTCATCGTGCGGACGGCTGCCACGCTCTCGGTGAAGGTCATCTTCTCGTCGACCAGGTCGAAAACGTAAATGTCGGCGCCGCTGCGGCCCATGATGTACCCGGCGACCTTGGCCGACCCCTCGCTTTTGGTGAAGGCCATGTCCCACGACTGGATCAGCATTTGCTGGTGTGGGGCCGCGTTGGTGTTGAAAAAATTCTTTAGCCATTCGCGTTTGAAAATGACGCCCTCCGCCGGCGCCGGTGTCTGCTGATACTGCCCGGCGTACTGCAAAGAGCCCATGCTCTTTTTTAGGCCCTCCAAAACGGTCTTGTCGAAACGCTGCGGGTTGAGGACGTCGCCCTCCTCCCGGACGATCTCCCGGCCGCTGATGGGGAAATAAACGGTCGTCCGCTCCGGCGCCTCCGCCGGCAGGCACAAATGGGTGTAGCCCAAATCCTCCGCCAGAATGTGGCCGGTCAAATCCTTTTCGTGAAGCCGCTGCATGACCACGATGAAAACGCCGGTCTTGGGGTTGTTCAATCGGGACTGTAGGGTGTTCTTAAAAAAATTGATCGTGCCCTCCCGCTCCGTGTCGCTGTTGGCCTGGAGTGGGTTCTGCGGGTCGTCCAGGATGATGACGTCGCCGCCCTCGCCGGTTAAGGCGCCGCCGACGGACGTGGAAAACATCATCCCTTGGTGGTTGTTCTTGAATTCGTTTTGCCGGTTCACGTCGTCCTTTAGCGTGAAACGGTCGCCCCAGGTTCGCTGATACCACGGTGACATGATGATGTCACGGGAAAGGACGTTGTGCTTTCGGCTCAAACTGTCGGAATAGCTGACCTTGATAAATCGCTTTTCCGGCTGCCGCGTCCACGTCCAGGCGGGGTAACACACGGTAACATGGAGGCTTTTCATGTGCCGCGGTGGCATGTTGATGACCAGGCGGGTGATCTGCCCGGCGTTGACCGCCTCCATGTATTCGCTGATGAGGTCGATGTGCCAGTTGTGGATGTACTCGGTGCCCGGCTCGATGACCGGCCACGCCTGCCGGATGAATTCGGAAAGGTTGCGCTCTGCTTTTTCCCTCTTGATCTCCGACAATGCGCGGGCGGCGTCAACCGTCCGGAGCGCCGCTAATTTTTGCGAGTAGTTCTTCAAATTGGTCGAGCTCCTCGTTGCTGAGCCCGGACAAATCCAGGCGCTGTTCGTTCTTGACTTCGACCTCTCCGGCGTGGGTGATGCTCTGGTTGTCGGTGCTCTCTCCGCGGCTCAGCCGCTCCACCTTGACCGCAACGTCCACCATTCGCACCAACTCCGCGGCGTTGATCTCCTCCTCCGGCAGCTTCAACAGGCGCCGGGTGGCCTTGCGGATCATTTGCTGGGCCAGAAGGGCGTGTTCCTGGTTCATTTTGCGGATGGCGGCCTCGTTGGCCTCGCGGTTCTTCCTGTCAACGTAGGCGTCGTATGCCTCGCAACGCTTCACCCATTCGCCGGCCTCGCTCTGCCGGGCGATGGTTCGGAAATTCATGCCGAAATCGGCCGCGACTTTCCGCAGGCTGCGCTTGACGTAGGGGACGGTGCCGTCCATAACCATTTCCGTCGTGGTCTGCGTGGTGACGTTGCCCTGGGCGTCCTTGACGGTCTTGGTGATGCGCGGGTAACGCATATCCCGGTAATAGACGAAATGGTTGAAGGCTGTGGCGCCCTCTCCGTCCTGCTGTTCCCACAGTTCCCGCTCGTTCTGATCCTGTGCCATGGTGTTCCCTCCTTTCCCTGATGTGGCGATAGGGGCGACCCTGCGGCCGCCCCTGATGCGTTCGTGGTATCATTCGACGACCCCATTGTCCAGGTCGTTCTGGTCTTTGATTGGCCCGTATGGCAGCATTTCGCCGCCGCGCTCCAACGTGACCCCAATGTTGCCGGTCAGCTTCACGTACCGGTTGACGATGACGTCGCAATACTTGGGGTCGAGCTCGATGGTGTAGCACCTGCGGCCGGCCATTTCCGCCGCGATCATGGTGCTGCCGCTGCCCCCGAAAAAGTCGATCACGAGGTCGCCGGTCTGGCTGCTGTTCGTGATGGCCGTTAGGGGTATCTCGACGGGCTTTTGGGTGGGGTGCTCGGTCTTTGTCTCCCGGGCGACCTCCCAGACGGTGCTCTCCTTGCTCTCCGGGTACAGGAGGACGCTGCGGCCCTCGCTGAGCCGGATGTACCGGATTTTCTTGCCCTTGGGCGGCGTGCTGGACAGGTAGACCTTCCCGCCCTGGCCGTCGGTCAATACGACGCCGCCGGAAAGGGTGGTCGCCGTACCGTCCGCGCCCCGAAGCACGGCTTTCCAGGTCGTCCGCTGCGCCCGGTCTCCGTAAAAATGGCATTGCTGCCCGGCTTTCTGGGCGTAGAAACAGGGTTCATGGGCCCATTGGTAATCTGCATGACCAAGGACGGGCGCCGGCTTCCACCAGATGATGTACTGCTTTTTCATGATCCCGGCCGCCGTCATGGCGTCGTCGAAATCCCGGAAGGCGGTGAACGCGTGCCAAATGTAAAAGGCCGCGTCGTCGTCGGTGTACTTGGCGTAATTCTTGAACGCCGGGATCAACAGCTGCATGAGGGCGTCGGCGTCCAGGTCGTCGTTGGCGATCATGTCGAATTTGCCGCTTTGGGTCTCATACGAAACGCCGTAGGGCGGGTCGGTGTGGACAAGCTGGGCCTTTTCTCCGTCCATGAGCCGGGCGACCGCTGCGTCGTCGGTGGCGCTGCCACACAGGAGGCGATGGCTCCCCATGTGCCAGATGTCGCCGGGCTTGGTCATGGGGATGTAATCGGCGGAAACGGATGGCACGCTGTCCGCGCCGTCGTCCTCCGCGTCGCCCTCTCCGCCCATGGCCGCGATGATGTCCTCGATGTCCTCCGGGGTGTAGCCGGTCATTTCGACGGGCACCTCTCCGGTGTCTATCTGGTTTATCATGTCGATCAATTCCCCGGTGTCCAGGGTGCTCAACTCCGCCAGGCGGTTGTCTGCGACCAAATCGGCCCATTCCTCCGCCTCGCTGTCGTAGTCCTGGTACTCCACGGGGGCCTCGGTCATCCCGGCCCACTTGGCCGCCTCCAGGCGGCCGTGGCCCTTGACGATCATGCCCGATCTGTTGCTGATGGTGATGCTGTTGCGCCAGCCGGTGGCCCGGATGATATTGCCCAGGCGCTCGATCTGATCGACGCCGTGGCGGTTGGGGTTCCCGGGGTTCGGCGTGATCTCTCTGACCGGCAGAATGGCGTCAAAAGCGCAAAAAACCGGGACGCCGTCCGCGGTCGTTGTTCGCGGGGTCGCCCTGGTTTCGTATTCGATGGGTTCCTGTCTCTGTCTCTTAGACATTTTTCATCCTCCCAATTTTAACATGTCCATATTGCCGTGTAAATGCCCAAAAAGTGCCCGGGGGCCTGCTGGTGCCTCTGGTGGTTTTTCCTGCCCCTGACGGCCCCGTGCCCTTCATTCCTGCCTGATGCCGTCGATGCCGAAAATAAGCGCGGACAGCGGCCGCATGGCCGCCCCGATGTCCTTGTAAACCGTCCGCTTTTCGATGTGCTCCCGCTCCGCCAGCTGTTCGGCGGTGACGTAGGTTTCCCCGATGTACGTGTCGAACACGATGCGGTAACGGCGGAGGTTCTCCTCCTTGCCGCTCTGCTGGCAGTCGATCAACCAATAACGCAGCATTTCGTCGATGTGCTCGATGATGATGCGCGTGCGCTGCTGGCTGCGCTTGATGCTCTCGATGTAGAGGTGGTCGTCGATGAGTTGGTCGTCCAAACTCTCCAAAATATCGACGGCGTTCTCCTTGATGACCTCGTTGGCTGTGCCGCCGGTATAAACAGCGCCGAGGGCGTGGTGCTTCAATGACCTGTAATTTTTGAAAAGCAGCCGGGTGTTGTGGAGACGCCGGTTGTACCGGTGCTTGCGTTTGTCCTCCAGGTGGTTCTCCGCGGCCTGGACGCCTGCGGCGACGCCTTTCTGGATGGCGATGTCTAAAATGCGCGTGCTGATGACGGCGATCTGGCCGGCTGCTGCGCCGGCGCTCTCTTTGCTGTTCATGGTTGCGTCCTCCTCCTCAATCCTCAGGTGGGTTTACTCGGTTTGCTTTCTCCGCGGGCACCACGGCGGGGACGTCCTGGTGTATCTGCCGAGGATGTGGCGATCCTGCCCTCCGTGGGTGCAGGTGTATGCCGTTCCTCTCTTGCCTTGCTGGACGCCGCGGACGTCCTCGCAGGCGGTACAATGGGGGATAGGGGCGTCTGGTGCTCTCTGCAATCCCTCCGGCCATTCCTGGATCAAGTCATCGCCCCACACGGCCCGCAGCTCTGCGCTGTCCTTCAGGAGGACGGGGACGCCCTTGTCCCTGCACAGGCTGACCAGCGGCTCGATCCACTCCCGGGCCGGCTGCACCTTTCCGGGTCTCTGGCCGGTCTCCGCTCCGATGATGACCCAATCGGCCACGTATTTGTCCAGGATGCTGCCCTCGAACGATGCGGCGATGGGCTCCACGGAAACGAAGGTGTTGTACCCGTCGGCCCAGAAAAATCCCGTCTCCGGTGTGGGGGTGCTGGTGCCGTACCAATACCCGGGCCCCTGCGGCAGCTTCCCGGCCATGGCCCGGTCGCAATAACGGTCGGGGTACTTGGTCAAAAACAGGTAGTTGTGCCACGGCGCCGCCGCGCACGCCTCGAAAACCCGGTCGATCCATTCGTCCGGCACCCACGGGCCGAACAGGTCGGCCATGCTGCACACGAAAATGTTGGCCGGCTTTTTCTTCTTGGCCGGGTCTGCCAGGCGGTATTCGTGGAGGGTGGGCTCAAACCCGGCCGGGAATGGCACGGCCTGGCCCCTGCCGCCCTTGAACGGGGCGGCCAGGGTGTAAATGTCCCCGCCGATGCCCTTGGTGATCTGAAGCTGCGGGTCGGCCTTGTTCATTCTGGCGTCCCCGGTAAACCTCCGGGCCATGACCCGGGCGTAGCAATACTCGCACCCGCGCCGGCAGCCCGTGACCGGATTCCAGGAAAAATCGCACCAGTCGATCCCCGATTTATTCATCATGTTTAATCCCTCCTATACTTCGTTTCCCCATGCGTCCCATCCGTCGGCACGTTCCCGGGCGAATAACTCGATTCTTGGCACGTCTCCGAGCAGCTGGACGATGCGCTGCCGTACTTCGTCCGGCTTCCTGCTGTGCCCCTGGAAGGGCGCCTCGACAATCTGGTGGACGTTGTGGGCCTGCACCTGCTGGCCGGCCTTGAAGCCCTTGGTAACGCCCAGGAGGCAAACCTCCGCGTTTGCCCTGGTGTACTGACCCATTCCCCAGAAGTTCGCACCGTTCTTGGTTTTCTTGACCCACACGAAGGCCGCCGTCTTGTACTGGAAGCCCCACGCCTCCATGACGCGGATGGCCTCCCCGATGTTGGGGAAGGTCGCCCACATAAACAGGGCTGTACCCCCCCCCCCGCGGTGCAAAGGTCATTTACGGGTAGGGCACTTATTTCCTCGGTGCTCATTGTCCCGTAGTGGTTCTTGGCTGCGCCGCGTCCACCCTGATTATACGCCCAGGGCGGGTCTGCATAAATGACTTTATACTGCTTTCCCGGGAATGGGATCACGTCTTTCGCCCCTTCCTCGCTTTGGCGTTTTCCGCGCCCACAAGGCCCCGGTGGATGAGGTCGGCGGCCGCGTGGCCTCTCACTTCGATGTTATATTCGACCTCACACGCGTCGTCAGGGCCGTCGGTGCCGCCGCGGCATGTATATGACCCTCTGAAAACGACTTCCACGCCCTCCGCCTTTAGGTTGAACGTGGTGGGCGGGTTGCTCCGCCCGCAAATCGGGCAGCGCGCTGTCATGGCTGCCGTCATTGCCTCCCTGTCGATGCTCACCTTTTCCGCCCCTTTCTCCCTGGGCCGAAGCCGATGGGTTGATACCTCTGCCGGCGCTCCGACCATTCCACGGAGACGGGGTTGCCGCACTTGAAACAGGCCACGTCGGTCATGCCTGCGGTCATGTTGGTGTTGTAGCCAAACTTCCCGCCGCACTCGCACACGACGCGCAGCCGCTTCAAGTCCTCCAACGGCGTCCGGCCCCCGCACTTCTCGCACCGGTACACCTGAAGGGGCCGCTTGGCGCAGAAGCCGTGGATGTCCCCGCAATGCTCACATTCGACGTACAGGAAGCCGGTGTACCCTCCGGCCTGCGGCTCCGGCCTCTCGCGTCGGTTTTCTGCTGGCTGTTCGTCCTTGCCTCTGGTGTCCTCCATTTCCTCCGGCGGTGCCCTGGTGCTTTTGATAGCTTTGCCAAATAAGGGCGGTGCTGTCGCGGGCTCCGGCCCCGGCTCGATGGTGGCCTTGAATTCCAGCCGCTGCGGCTCCGCCGGCGCGAATTTGTGGGCCGTGATGACCAGGTCGGGCTCGGGCTCTGTGAACGCTGCGACCCTGGCCTCCCGGATCAACCGGTCGAGGAGGTCTCTCTCCTCTTGCGTGTGTCCGGGGTCGTAATACTCGGATTCGGCCCATTCCAGGGCCGACTTGATGACGCCAAGCTCCTGCCTGTCGAAATCGCTAAACCTTGCCATGCCTCACTCTCTCCGTTTCCTCTTGAATTCGTTGCATTCGTAATTCCTGCGGGGGTTTGCCGTCCAGCCTCCCGGGTGTCCGCAGCTGCTGTCCTTTACGACACGGCCGTCCACCTTTTCCGGTGGTCTCCAATAATCGCAATTTTGGCACGTCCTCCGGTATTCGTCCAGGTTGATGACCTTCCCCATGGCGTCAAAACCACGTTTCGACGATGCACGGGTCGTCATTCCCGGCCCGGGCGATCCTTGTCATTTGTGGGGGGATGGCCTCCATGAGCTCCTCATACGTGTCGGCGATGGCCGCTAGGTTGGTCGGCTTGTCCACGTCGAAAAGCCGCGCCACAAATTTGTCCGGGTAATCCTCCGGCCGGGCGTACACGGTGATGATGGGGAGCGTGGTCGTCTCGGTCATCCTCGCGTAATTAAACCGGCTCACGATGCGGTCGTTAGATCTGTCCATTGGTTTTCTTCCTCCACCTGTCGATAATCTCTAAATAGGGGAGCCCTGTTGCCCCTCCGGGCCTGATCTCCCATTCCTCCGGGAATTCGTCGGCCGAAACGCTGGCCGCGCCTGGTGTCCTCCAGGCGTCTCCCTGATACTCTACCGGCACGGCGGCCGGTTTGTGTCTGCTGGGCGCTGCGGCCCACGCGTCCCGGGCGGCTTTCCATGCCGGCCACGGGACGGCGAAAAATCGGCGCAGGCTAAAACTCACGATGACGATGGCGACCGCCTGCGGGTCTTTGATCCAGTCGTCCAGGTAGGCCGCCTGGTGATCCTCCACACGGTCGAAGCGGATGCGGTCGTCCTCCGTGTGCTTGGCCTCTATCGCCACGGGCGTCGGGCCGTACCGGCCCAAATAATCGACGCAGCTTTTGTGTTCGACCTTGCAATCGCACACTTTCCCGTTGCTGCCCCGGATGGGTAAAAACTCGGTAGGCACCTTATGAACGCAGGCGATCCCTTTCTGCTGGTAGCTGTCGTGGACGAATTTTAGAAAATCCTCGAACGGTTTCCCACGGTTCGCCCGGCTGCGGTCGCGCTGGTGGCCGCCGGTCATGTTTCGGTATTCCTGGGCGGTCAGCCGCATTTCGCGGCCCCCTTTGCTCTCAGCCAGCCCATGTCCATGTCATGCCCGATGAATTGCATGGTCATGTTGTGGCGGACGGCGTTGCCCAGGGCCTGGTAAATGACGGCCATGTCGTCCTCGGTGAAGGCCGTGTCCAAAAACGCGTTGACGCCGTCCAGCATGAAACGGTGAAATTTGCGGTTTCTCCATTCCTGCGAATACGGCGCGGTCTTATGCGCCGGCCGTGAAAACCATTCCAGGACTTTCGCCTCGATGTCCTCCGGCGTCCTGCAATCCCCCAGGATGATGTACTGATTCGTCCGCAGGTGGGCGATGAATTCGTCCCGGCTGTTGATGAAGCTGCCCGGGAACGCCCCCACAAGGGCCGCCCTGGCCTCTGCCATTGCTCCCGTCATTCTTTTCTGTCTCCTTTCAATCCTCCGTTTTTTGCGGGCTGTGTGGCTTTCGCCTGTACGGCTTATAACCCCATTTCTTCATCCTGGAGTAACTCGTGATTTTCGCCGCGTCCTCTGCCGCGAAATCAAAATTGACAAATACCGGCTCTGTATTGAATTTCCCAAATTTGTCATATACGCAAATCATACAGGTGGGCTTTTGGCTCTTATTCCACCACCACACGGGTTCACCATTCATTCCCCGCAGTTGCTCAATCGTCAATGGGGCGTTTTCCTCCGCCTCCGGTTGATCCACGCCGCCCTCCAACGTGGGCGCGGCCATAACGTGCTTCATGCACCCGCTGACCGCTCCGCCGAGGTCTCCGTAAATGCCGACCGACCTTTCCCGGGCAATCTCCAGGGCTTTCAGGAGCCTGTCCGCGTCAATCGGCCGCATTGTTCCCGCCTCCTTGCTGATCCGTGTAACCGTCATCCCATTCGACGGTGTTCTCCTTGGCGAGGTATTCCTGGAAATGCCGCCTTTCGTCCTCTGTGAAATACTGCCCGTGTGCTTCGAGCGCCGCCCTTGCCTGCCGCTTCATTTCGTCACAGATGTGGCCGCACAAAAACGAGCACGTCGGGGGCGGCAGTTCGTGGATGGTTTTGTTGTACCCGACGCAAAAATGGCGCGTTTTGTCCTCCGTGATGAGATGCCGGAAACAATCCGCCGTTTTGTATACCTCCACCCATTCGCCGGACAGCTTCACATACTGCCGTGTGACGGTCATTTCCGGCGGAAAGCCCGGGATGGGCTCCTTTGTGACCATAAAATCCATGTGTTCCGTCTCCTTTTCCTGCTTTTGCATGGCTTCCAGCGCCCGCACCATTCCCCCCAAGGCGTTCCATGCGCCGGTCGGGGTATATTCTCCGGCCTTGCAATAGCCGGCGCACGCCTCCGGCGGTCGCTGTTCTGCCGTCCACACGTCCCAACCCTCGGAGAGTACGTTGCTGCACGGGAAAATCTTCCCGTTGCTGAACGGCCTGGCTAATTTTTCGGCATGATACCAGTGGCATTCTTCGCAACTCATTCGCCCGCCTCCTTGATGTCCGGGAGGAAGTACCTTTCTCCGGTGAACGGGTGACTTGCTGCCTTTACCCATTCGTGATAGCGTTCATAATACTTCCATCCCGGCACGCGGGGCGCGTTTTCATCCCAATTCCAGAGTCCCTGGTTTCCCTTGGCCTCCGGCGCGACCTCCAAAATTTTGACGTTTCTGATTTCCCACGCATACCGGCCCGGCGTCCAATCCCCCAGGCCCATTTCCTTGTCGGTCGGGACAAAATAGTCCCCAAAATCCGGCGCGTGCTTGTCCTCGGTCATACTTTCGGCGCCGACGTCGATGTGCTTGGCCGTGTCGATGTCCAGGCCGGGGTTGTGGACGATGTGCCACACGTTCACCAGCTCCCCGACGGCGATGACGCAGCCGGTCGGCTGGAATATGATGGGCCCGACCTTTTCGCGGAGGTTGTACTCCTCGAAGGCGTCCGGTACTGCGACCCTGCACGGGTCTTTCTTGGCCGCGTGGATGGCGATGGGCCCGCGGTACTTCGTCGGCCAGCTGCGGGTCTCGTAGACCTTTTCGCCGGCGGCGATCAGGCTGGCCCACGGCTGCCAAATGGTCAATGCTTTCATTCTTCGGCCTCCTCTTGTAGCAGATGCTCCCACGGCCGGCGGAGGGGGATGTCGTCGCCTCCCCAGCGTGTTATCCACGCCCAGCGCCTTTCGTAATCCTCGGTCATGCTCCGGGCCAGTTCTGCCGCCTCCCTGGCCGTGTAAAATACCTTTTCCCCGATGTCCTGCACCATGGGGTAGGCGAGTTCGGTGTGGCCCTCTGGCCCTTTGCCGCACAGGCGGAATTCCTGCCGGTTTCCCCCAAGGTGTTCGGCGACTTCTCCGCAAAATACGACATACTCCGTTTTCGGCCCGGCACGCCCGGGCACATAATACAGGTGCTCCCTGACGCAATACATGGCCGTCCCGATGGGAGGATAACCCTTTTTTGCTACTTTTTTAGCCTCGGTCATGCCCTTTTCCCCCTTATTTTTTGGACTTTTTTGCCGATAAAGTAAATAGCGGTACTCTTTGGCGGCCCGATGCTTGGGCGTTGGTTCCGATGCCGGGGAGGCGTTCACCCTCCCGGGCGCGTTCCTTCCCCCTCTGCGGGGCTGCGCTGGGCGTCGGGTCGTTCATTGCCTCAACGCCTCCACCATGTCGCGCGCTTCGTCGATGGCCGACAGGGCGGCCTGGATGGTGTCGGCCCTGTCCGCCCGGATGGTCTTGGTTTTCTGGTACAGGTACGCCTCGATGCTGTTGTCGTCCAAAACAACAACATACGCCGTTCGGTTGCCCCTCGCGTCGCTGTTGTATGCCTCGACCTTTTCCTGCAGGTCATCCATGGCGATCCCCTTGACTTCATGACAATTTGTGATTTTTCCGGCTGCGTCCCGGTAATATGCTAAAATCATGTTAGGACCCTCCCGTCGTCTTTTTGTCCGCTGCGGCCGGCCGCCTGCCCTTCATGCGCTGATGGGCTGCGACCCGCACCTTGGCGACCATGATGGCGCTTTTCGTCAGATCCGGGTCATCGCTGCGGAGGTGGCGCTTGTTCAACATTTGGTTTTCCGCCTGCGTGACCAGCTGCAGGTTGCTCAACTCGCAGTTGGTCGTGTCCCCGTCCAAAAATACGATGATGTGGCCGGGCGGGATCGGGCCGTTGGCCGCCTCCCACACGAGCCGGTGCTTGGCGACGAAAT